TGCGCCTTCGGTGGGGAGAGGGTCCCTTCCCCTGGTCTGTCACCATTCGCCATCGGAGTAATTCATTTTACGTTCAGCCCGTACCCTATCAGTAGGTAGGTGGTTGCTCTTTTTTGCGTTACAATTCCAATGTGCGCTTTGGAGATTATTCCAATCGTTCGCGCACTCCTCACGGCTTTTGTAACCGCCCTCTTTATATCTTGAAACGGGAATGATCTCGTCAACTACGAATGAGAGGGGATGTTTTGCATCGCTCGGCTCGTCATAATGTATCGGTCCGAGTCTTCCTTTGCATATCCCACATTCACCCCCTATGGCTTTGAGGCGGGCACGGTGTTTTCTGCGTAGGTTGCCATTTTTATATCGGGGGTTTGCTTTGCTTTCCTTCATGGTCTTTTCTTTACCCCCTCGGTTTTTCTTTAAACAAAAAGGACACCGCTTATTGCGATGCCCCTTTCGCTTATGAGGGTACTAAACAGATTTTTCACCGTATCCATTTTGGACACTATCATAATAACCCGTTTTTTGTAACATTATGTAACATTGCAAAACTTTTTTTCGAACTCTTTTAATGCTCTTCCGTGCATCGTGATTGCCGCCCTTTCGTTTGATAAATCCATCTTATAGGCTATCGTTATCCATGACGGCTGTTTGGTCGGGTTCTGCTTGTTCTCAATAAGGTATCTCCAATGGAGCAATTCGGAATACCTGGGATTGTCTAACTGATCTACCTTGCCCGCTATCTCTTCAAGCTTCTTATGGAGTTCGCAAACCTGGTTCTCATATTCCTTATCCCAATCGCACAGTTCTGCGAGTGTATCACCGACCTTATCGGTTACGCTTGCCTTGCTTGCTCCGCTGTCATCTAACTGTAACGGATGATAACCGAGTTTGGTTCTTAACTCTTCGCATCTTAACTTGATGTGGCATATCTGACGGCGAATCTTTACCGCTTGCATAAGATATTCTTTTCCGTTCATCCTCTCCCTCACTTTCCATATCCAAGTTCTATAATCTGCCTTGCTCTGTCTAACGGCATCGGAACGACCTCTCCGACGGCTAACTCCCTTCCGATTGCCAAATCTCTGTATCTCTGAATGATGCGGACATCAACCAACTTCTTTTTCTTGGTCTTAATCTTGTGGTTGAATATCTTCTTCCATTCCTTTTCGATGACTCCGTTATCGTAGAAATATCGGAACTTCGGCACGTTCTTGAGCCTTGTTACATCGAAATTCATATCAAACGGGACAATATAACCATTCTGTCCGTCAATGATTCCCATTTCCTCGGCTGAAGGAAACTCCGTCACGACCACGGGGACATTCTGTGTTAAGGCTTCCAAGATGCTATAAGACCATGCTTCGCTATCTGATAACTGTATGAGGTATGTCGCGCTTGCTATATAGGGTCTTATATCCATCTCAAGCCCCATATTAACCATCCCTTTAGGCGGGTTTGGAATCTGACCTTCCGAGAAATTGAACCAAACGAACGGGATTTTGGCTTCGTTGAGCATTTCCGCGAGTCTTCGCATCCTCTTTTCGTTTTCCCCTTTATCGGGAGCGGGGATTCGTGTCGCAGATACCAGGATTAATGCCTTCTCGTTATCGGTGAATATCGGATTATGGATAACCATTCCCGCTTCATCCCCGAATGAATCCTTGCTTGCCTGGGACACATTGACGATGTGATCGTGGTTCTGCGGTATATGCCACATCGGGTTTGTTCGGCAAGCGTGGCACATCTGAACGCTCTGTTTATAGGTTATGTTCCTGGGAACGTGGTCCAGGATTCGGACCATTACCAAAGTGTCGCAATCATATTCCCTGGATGTCGAATACTGAATCACCTTGATGTATTCCTCAAGTCTCTTTTTCTGCGGTTCGGGGATGCTGTTCACCACAAGAATCATATCTTCTCCCTTGAAGAGCCTTGCAAGGTGATAAATGAATGACTCGATACCGCCGATGATTGAAAGCTGATTGATAAAAAGAATGATTTTTGCCTTAATCGGCACGGGGATGACCTCTAACGGGTAATTATCGCCCTTTTGGTAATGTGTCCATATCGGGCAAGGTGTTATTACCTGGCAATATCTCTGAAGTTCGGGAATGTCGTTCTGATATGTAAGGAGAATAACCTCGTTCTCTTCGTCATCCTTCTTGATCTCTTCCAGGATTGCCTTATCGGTAACGTGCGGGATGAAATAAGTGATTCTTTTCGTGTGGCATCTGCCCGCTTTGTAGTTCTTTACATTGGAGCCAGGAACCTCATCACGATAGAAATATAAGTAATCGCTTATAACGGATACATCCACGGGCTTATATAAGTAACCAAGCTGTCTTGAGAAATCTTCGTCCTCGGTTGCATCCTTCTTCTCGTTGAATCTTGCTTCACCGATGTAAGACCGCTTAAAAGTCCTTGTTACAACACTCGGTACATGGAGCCTATCGCCTTCCGTGATATGGAAATTGAACTTTCCCGAATTAAGGGACTTCCAAGAAAATTCGATAAGGTCTTTTCCCTCTTCTATCTTCTCAAGAATCTTTTCGATGAAGTTATCCGAAACCATATCGTCCGAGTCGATAAATTGGATGTAGTCTCCTACGGCGAAATTTAACCCCAAATTGCGGGCTTTGGATTGACCCTGGTTATTTGTTCGGATAACCTTAATCCATTCAAATTCGGGGCAATATTCTTCGATTGAGCCATCATCTATGAGGATGACTTCCACTTCATCGGTGATTTGCTTATCCAATACCGCCAAAAGTTCATCGGTGAATGGCTTGGTGTTGTAATATGGAATGATGATTGATAATTTCATGTTCCGAATACCTCGCTTTCGAATTTCCTTGCTTCCACTTCATCGTCGATGTCGCAAGTGTAATCATTGATGGCGGTGTAGTTGTCATAAACGATCTCGTCGAGTTTTGTCCCTTTGATGACTTGCCACAACTCCCAGGAAACAGCTTCACGATGGAATTTGCCTTCCAGGTCGTATTTGTGGCACTCTTCGATTTTCTCGAAGAACAATTTCGGGTCATTTACCTTGAATGCGAACGGTTCTGCCCAGGGCTTCATGTATTTATCAGCGAATGGCGGAGCGGATGCGAAGAACTCGATTGAATCCGTCTCGGTCTGAATGATTGTCCTAATAGCATCTTCCGAGAAGTACACATCCCCGAAGATGTAACACACGGGTTCGGTCATTGGATAGAAAGCTTAACCAACGATGGTTTTCTTCATGCCCGTAAATATAATCGTTGTCGTGTACCAATATAGGCACGTTCAACTTCCTTGACAGACAATCGAAGTAATAGTTGGTAGCACTTATGGCGATATCTTTAACCCCGTAGGCTCTCAAAAGTCTTATCGTGCGTTCGATGATTCTTTCGCCCATGATCTTGAGTAATTGTTTGGGCAATTCTCTTCGGTATTCACCGCCACACATGATGATGTATTTCATTCGGATTTATCTCCTCTCATATCTGCTCCGCAAAAGGGACAAAATGGGGTCTTTTCGTCGGTCGGCATTGGTAAATCGCACTTTGAGCAAAAATAACCGTCTACTTCCATTTCTTCGTTTTCGGTTGCTATCCATTCTCCCTTATTGTCTGAATCAAGCGGTATTCCGTTCCTAACCGCATTGAATATTATTTTCGAACCAATACCGCCAAAATGTATGTCTTTTAAGGCTTCGTATTGCCCCTTGCTCAAAGTGACAATCAGTTTTACTGTATCGCTCATTCTTCATCCTCACATATCACCAACTTCTTCACATGGCTTACCTTGAAAGACATATCGCAAACGTAGAAGTATTTGGCTTTGCGGTAGTCATGCTTTGCTGAAAATTCGTCTGCGTATCCCAACTTACCCCATACCCATTGTCCGTCATAAAAGAGCACACGGACATTCTTGCCAACAAGTTCCATAAGTTCTGCTCTTTTCATCCTGCTCCCTCACTTATTCTTCCACCAAGGATTGTTTTTAATCCAAGACCAAGGTTTATGTTTCATTCTGTTCCCTCGCTTTCCCACCATGTACCTCAACAGGAGTTTCTTTATCCAATTAGGCAACATACATATCATTAATGTTTTTGGATAATCTTTGCCAGTCTCTGCCATGTAGCAACCGCAATCGTAGCACTCACCCTCGTAACCTCTATCTTCCCAAGATAACGGACAACATTCGCAATCACATTCATGCCAACAACGCAACTCCGTCCAATCTTTACTCTTGCCATTTTCATAGGAACCATAGCGGAATGTTTCTATGTGAAAATTGCCGATTGTTTTGTCGATCTCAATGTCCCTTTTAAACTTCAACAATCTCATTTCTCGTCCTCGCTTTCCCCTAAACAACGGTCTTTCCAAACCTTGATTGCTTCTTCTTTACTGTTAAGGCAAAAGAATACAAGTCTTGCTTTCTCAAGTTCTTCCTTGTTCAGCTTGTGAACCTTGTCATTTATACATGCTCTCGGGCAACCTACGCTCCATCCGAAATAGAATCCGTCAACAACATCTTTGGATATAAAAGCCTTTGATTCACATTTAGGACAGCGAGGTAATTCTTTATTGTCAAGCTCGATTTCGGGTTTGTCGGCTCGCAAAATATGCACTTCAATTTCGCCCATCTTTTACCTCGCTTTCTGCCTTATAGGGTGCGTCCCACCACTCGGGCTGAAACATTGTTCTTCCGTCAATGTTAGTGACAATCCACTCGTCATCATCTATACCAATGTAGCAATTTGGGAACACGGCTTTCATTACTTCTCCGTTTGTCATTCTTTTGGGAACGTGACAAACAAAATCGCCATTTTCTTTTTTTCTGACCTGTTCTAACAGTTCCTCGGTAGTCCAACCCTTAAATGCGTCTTTCGATATCTTGGTCACTCCGTCAAATATATGAGTCATATCGTTCGGGTCAAAATTCTCGGATAAAGCCGATATAGCCATATCAAGCGCTGTGTCAACATCAGCCATTACAGGGGCAATGAATGTAGTATTTTCAAGAATCTCTTTTGCTTCTTCTTTTGTCATTTGTCTTTACCCCCTATATGCTTATCAATCACCGCTATTGCCCTCTCATATCTACGCAGATATGCAACGTATTCTTTTTCAAATTCCATTAGCCAATGCTTAATTAACTTTATAGGGTGTCTGCTGCTACAAGCCATATTGGGGCTTTCAATCAGAAACGTAAAAATATAGTTCTTGCATAAAACCAAATAGAAATTGAAATAAAGTTCTGCTTCGCTGCCCTCTATCATCATTTTCTTTTTTGCTGAAAAAAGTTTAATTTCCTTCATGTGGCTTCACCCCCTATATGTTTGTCGATGATAGAAAGAACGTTGTCAATCACAACCGCCACTCTCTCAACCCCTTCAACATCATCAAAGGCATAACCTATCTCTGTTTTAATATCCTCAAGTTCGGCACTTATCTTTTCTATGTCGGGCATAGAGTAGGCGGGTAAGCCGTTCACAATATCCTTAACCTCATCGGTCTGAATATCCATATTGATATCACCCATCTCATTTAAAATGTCCTCTTTCTTTATGTATTCTTCCATTCTTTATCCTTCCCAGGCACATAGGCTTAACAAGAAGATGATCGCGATGTGGACTATAATCCACACCTTTGAAAAGCCGTCCAGGTGCCTAAATACCTTAATCGGTTCGTAATACTTCTTAATGGTCTTGATGTCGGATATAACCCTTGTCCATAAATAGCCATATATTCCTATGAGGATTAATATCCACACCTTACCGAACAATTTTTCCATCTGTGCCGCCCTTTCCCCCTCGCGCGGTTAGCTGTCTTTCCAATCTTTGAGGTATTTGATAGCTAACGCGATCACGGCAAGCGCCACAAAAGCATCAACTATAAGTAAATCCAAAAGTCTATCCATCATTCGTCCCCCAGGCATTCGCACCCGATTTCACTTTCGGGGTCAATGTCGAACAAGTCCAAGATTCGGTCGCGGGCTTCTTCCTCGGTCGATGATGTGACTTCAAGTGAAATGATCGTGTTTTCTTTACTTCGAAACTTGAATCCATATCTCATAGGCTCGCTCCTTTCAATTCCTGGTAAGTTTCTTTTCGAGTGCTTCGAAGTCATAGTCCGTTCTTTGATTGAATCTATTGAACTGATTCTTCGAGTTTTGTCCCGCAAGGCTTGAAGGCTTTGTTTCCTTTTCCTTCGCTCTGCGGTTTGCCCATTGCTTGATGACCGCATAATGGGACTTGTATTTGTTTCCTTTGCTTGCGATATAGAGGGAAAGTTCCTCGATAAGATTTGTAAGACCCTGGTTTTTAACCTTTTCGAACTCTTCATCGGTAAGAAAGACATTCGCGAACTCGCCGTAAGGCTTCTTATTGTCTTTATTATCTTTAATATTAATATTGTCTTTGTCTTTAATATTAAGGTTCGTTTTCGCTCGTTTTTCGCTCGTTTTTGGGTCGTTTTCGCTCGTTTTTGCTCGTTTTGCGTTCGTGTTTCCCATCTGTCCCCCGCCTAAAGCGCCATTTTTAGCGTTTTTCTCGGAAAGTCCTTTATCGTAGATAACACGGTCGCAAAGCCTTTTCGAAATCGAATCCATATACCGTTCGCCGAAGGTTTTGACCTCTTCGCCCAGGAAGGTGTGGAGCATATTTTTGAGCATTGCCCCCGCTTCCTGGTCGGTCATGTTGGTAAGGAAATCTTCGAAATCTTCTTGGTGAACGATGACCCCATATTTCTTGATTCTGCTCATTCCTTCGCCCTCTCATACTGTTTGCAACATTTCTGTGATCTCGGTCGGCAAACGTAACCTTTCGCGCAAGTAACGTAACAAGTCGTGCCCATCGGGGTTGAATGCTCGCATCCGCCACACTTGCCTTCTAAATCGGTTTTCCGCGTTTCTGCGAGTAATTCGCGCTTGCTCTTGCGGATGTGCCACAATTCGGGATGCTGACAAGCGAAGGCGATGGCATCCAGGATTGAACAAGGTGTTTCGTCTGCTATGTCTCTCTCATAAGTAATTTTCATTGGCACCCCCTATTCTTTCCGCCACTTCTCGCCATCCTTGAGTGGAGTATAAAAATCGCTATCCCATACCCAATGCTTGGGAAGTTTGAACCACTCAAGAACTCCACCGTTAAAGGTTTCTTCGTCACCATCTTCGAAGGTGTGCCATCTTAAGTCTCTTGAATCCCATACGGCGGGGTAAATCGTTCCGCCATTTACGATGATGATTACGGGGTCGGAATAACCGTTGTCTCCTACTTCGGGCTTCTCTATCTTTGCATCATGGATTTCATAAGATTTCATGTTTAGGCTCCTTTTTCTTATTAATCTGTAAATCTTTTGGTTTCGAAAATGGAAACTTCGACATAAGACTCTTCAGCCCATCTTTTTGTGACAACGAGATTAACAATCTGTGCATCATCGGGAAAAACCATCCCTTTGAGTGCGTCCAAAATGGACTTGGAGCAATTATCTAAATCGGGTACTTTGGTCGGGAATCCGATAGAAAGCTTTTCTTCCCTTTTGCACTTGCTATCTGATTTCGGAACCTCAAAATAAACGTTTATAATAGCGGTCAAAGGTGTGGTTTTAAACTCAAAAGGCATTTCATCAATCGGATATGCCGTGCGGTAGCACTCTTTAACGTACTTCGCATATTTTGTGACCCTATCAGATGTAAACGCTCTGTGTGATGCAAACCTCGTTGATTGCTTGGGAACTATCTTCCCAGGAATCACAAAGCAAACTTTATTCTCTGAATTTCCCATAACGGTGTAAAAACCTTTCTTTTGCTTCTTCTTCGGTCAAACCTTCTGCCATCGCTTTTTCGATGTATTTACGCTGACCGATAATTTGTAGTGCCATATCAAATTCATGCTTCTTGTGTAGTCGGTCGTGATGATAAGAACAAAGCTTTACGGTCAAACCGTCCGCATCCGCAAGTTCCCTTATCCCTCTGCCGTATATAACGTGATGCGTTTCGGGTGCGGGGGTTTCCACTTTGTAAATCATTCGGCAAATGAAGCATTCGTCTTCGTCCTGGATAATGCTCTTCATGCTTCCCCCATTTCCGCAATCATCTGCTCAATCTCTGCGGGTGTCCTGGTCTCAATTCCGAGGTTTTTGGCTTCCTGGACCGTGCCGTCAATCAAAGCTTTCATTTCCTTGGAATCGTAGTTGTGAGAGCCTTTGACAACCATGTAAAGCTTTCCCACTTCTTCGCCCGAATTTTGCCCTTTAACGGTCACTTCGGTTTTAGCGTCCCAATAATATCCGCCTATCGGTAAAGGTTTATCCTTGGGGAAAATAACCCACTTTGCGGAGCCGTCTTCGTTCTTCTCCCAAGAGCCGTAATCATTCAGAAGACTTCGATGGGTTTCTTCCTTGGTAACGTTCGGGTCATCCTTCTGCCTTACTTCCGTAATCTGTTCGACAAGCGCCCAATAATACGCATTCGCCGCCTTGCTCCGCTTCGGGAAATACCGCTTTACCTCGAAATCCCCGTCCTTCTGATTCGATAGGAACGCAATACATTGCATCACCGTGCCGATCATCTGTGCGACCTCGCATATTCGATAAAGTCATCTTCCGCCAGGTCTCTTCTTCTCTTGTCGTTCTCGGAAACAAGTTCGGGATGGGATTCCTGGAGTTTTCTTCTTACCCTTGTGATTGATTCCCAATTCGGGTATGAGGGGTTAAAAAGGAAGCGGGTTAATGAAATGCTTGTGTCGAATCCGAGTTCTTTAAGCACCCAATGATACAAAATCTTGTCATCGCCTCTTGAATCCTTGTGTTCCTGGAGAACCTTCAGAACGATATCTTCGTATTTGCTCACTCTTGACATATTCGTTCTCCTTTCTTATGAAAACGGGAGTTCTTCAATCACTCCGTCGGGGATGCTCAAAAAGTCGTTCTTGGTTTCGGCTGTTTCCTGGTTCTGATCTCTCTTGCTCTCGGCAAATTCGATGTCGCTTACCGCGATTTTGGGATAAGTTACGTTCTTGCCATCCTTCTGAACAAGGTCAAGCCTCATTTCGCCGCTTATAGCGACCTTGGTTCCCTTCTTGAGATACCTTTCCACAAACTCGGCTTGCTTTCCGAAGGAATTACAGTTGAAGAAATCTGCCTTCTGCTGTCCTTCCTTTGCAAATCTGCGGTCAACGGCTACGGTAAAACGTGCGATTGTGGTTCCACTTGTTGATGATGTTATTTCGGGGTCCGCTGTGAGCCTTCCCATGATTACGATGTGATTCATTTTGTTGCTCCCTTCTTACGCATATCCTTGCGGTACTTCTTGACTCTTGCTCTCTGCTCGAACATTTCGAAAGGTGCTACATTGTGATGGCTTCTTCTTGCTCTCTTGGTCTGCTTGGTTTCTCTCATTTCTTTTCTTCCTCTGCTTTCTTATTAATCTGTTTAGCGAGTGTCATTTTCATGGAAGCGAAAACACTTCCCGTGAATCCGTCCTTGGTGTTTTCCTCAAACCATTTGTCGAAGTCCTTACCGCCCGCTTGCTTATACATGGCGCGAAGTTCTGACTTTGCCGCATCTTCAGCCTTTGAAGTCTCGATTTTGTCATCATCATCGCAAGCCATACCCAAAAGCGTTAAAACGGTATATCTTCTTGCGTATGTAAGAGCGGAGCCGTAAGCCTGGGCATCGTTCATATTCGAACTCTTGGGGATTACGATTCTTGCCCCTCTTCTCCATTCGCCGTCGACAAGCGCTTCGACATACTCGATGGGATTTCCTTCCCCGTCATTGTTTCCCGTGTACTCAACACGCATCTGCGGGATTATCACTCCCTGGCGGGCTATATCTGCGAGGCTCGCGTAATGGTACTTATGCCCCTCGGATTTATTACTGATGATCTGTGTTTCTTCTTTTTCGGTTTCTTTACTCATGTTTCCCCCTTTCACTTGGACGAAAAATAATGCGCTCCTACCTGGCAAAGCGGTGTTCCAAAGCTGTGATAATTCCCCGTTTGGAACCATAAAGGCTTCGGGAGCCACCCTTCTTCGAAAAGTGCTAAAGCTTCTTTGCAAGCATCGTTAGGTTCTAATCCTCTGCGGTTCCAGGATGTAGAGAACGCATCCGAAGCCCACACCGATTTATAAGAGTCGTAACCGAAAGCCTCTTTTCGGCATTCCGCCGTATACATGACCCAAAGCATTCCCATGACTCCTTCGCCTTCTGATTCGCGCATTGCCAAATCCATGAGGTAGAAACAATCTTCTTCGGATAACTCGCGGTAAAAAGGCTTTTCAACCTCGACGATGATCGTTTCGGTGACGATTTCGGGTTCCTTCTCGATGTAAACGTATTCAGTTTTGATGATGGGTTCGGGTTCCTGGTGATTGTGTGAGATATAAGAACCGTAAGATGCGATTCCTACTAATATCCCAACAAAGAGAGTGAATAGAATTTCGATGAACTTACGCATTGGCTTTGATTTTCTCCGTTTCTGCTTTCAAGTAGGTTTCGAAACTGTCTTGCGGAACTCTTGTCATTTTGCCGATTTTGATGTACGTTCCGCCGCTTTCCTTGTATCTCTTCATCATGTCGAAGGCTGATGTTCGCCCTACTCGGAAAACTCTTTGCACATCTTTAGGTGATAACCATTCGCTCATTAGCGTGTACCGCCTATTTCTCGGCAAAAAAAATCTGATTGAACTCTTTCTCCGATACATTGGGAAAAAGTTTCTTGAACTTGGCGATCTCTGCCTGGGTGAACTGTGTGGCATTGCCAAGTTTGTTGTAAAGGCTCTGCGGAGACATTCCGAGTTCCGCGGCAACTTCATAAATCTTCTTTCCGCTTGCCTTCACAACATCCATGAACTTTGTTCTGTCGGTCATCTGCTTGCTCCTTTCGATTTATTAGCGTGAACCGCCTATGTGCTTATATTAGCGTGACCCGCCTATTTTGTCAAATACTTTTTGCAAATATTTGAGACTTTTGTTATTATGAGGTCAGAAAGGCGGGTGATGAAAGATGACGGAAGACGAGAAGAAATCATATCTTCAAGCATTCGGAAGGCGAGTCCGCTCATACCGCGAAGCCCTTGGAATGACCCAAGAAGAATTAGCGGTTAAGGTCGGGTATACGGTCGGAAAGAATCCTTCGGGAACGATCTCGAAGATTGAACGCGGATGTATGGAGATAACCCAAACAAAGATTGCCGACCTTGCCAAAGCTTTACAGATTGAACCTTATCAGCTTTTTGCGGATGAACAGACGGCACGATTAGTAACCTATGCAAGAAAGATAATGGAAGGGGGAAACGATGTGGATTAATTGCCGTGGATATATGCAAGAGCGCGTAGAAGACCCCAATACGGGGCTTATTAAGGTTGTCTCGGTAAAATGTTCGGGTAAATCAGAAAAAGCCCGTGCTGAAGCTTACAGAGCGCTACAAGATAAGATAAAGAGATTGTCGGAGAACCGCTTCCGCTTCTTTGACTCCCTGGATGTCTATTTGTCCGAGATGCAAAAGGAATGGAAGCCTTCCACCTATACGCACGAAGTCTCGCATTTTAAGCAAATCAAAGCAATCCTCGGCGATGCTTACATGGATAAGCTTTCAGCGGGCTTTATACGCTCCAGGTTTATTGAATCGGGGAAGAATAACCACACGCTTAACGATTACCTTTCTTCCCTCAAGATGTTTTGGCGATGGGCATATAGAAACGACTTCGTTAAGACCTTGGATGTTGCGGAGAAGTTATCTTCCTTCCGTGATCTGCCGAAAAAGGTCCGCATCCAAGATAAATACCTTGAGACATACGAAGTTAAAAGGCTATTGACCGCGATGGCTGATACCAGGTACAAGCTTCTTGTGTCTTTTGCAATCTTAACGGGTATGAGAATCGGGGAAATCCAAGCATTAGAGGATTCGGATGTTTGGGGTTCGATAATCCGCATCAATAAGACATACGACAGAGCGAACAAAATCGTCACTTCCCCGAAGTCTATTGAATCGAGAAGAGAAATACACGTTCAACCCGAATTAAGGGCTTGTATAGACCAAATACGCGAGTATAAGAGCATAATCGGATATAAAGGGGAACTCTTTTTCCCCGATACCAAAGGACAACGTTTGGATTATGGGAGTTTTAACGATTACCTGGAGAACGTTTCCTTGGCTGTCCTGGGTAGGAAGATAACTCCCCATGTATTCCGTCACACTCATTGTTCTGTAATGGTTATGAACGGTTTAAGCTACGAAGCAATCATGGCAAGGCTCGGACACGGGGACAGCAAGGTTACAAAGCAGATTTATACCCATAGGCTTAAGGAACTGAAGGACCGAGAGAACAAACAGATTGATTCAATCAAATTACTGTCATAAAAAAGACGGGGCTTAATGCTCCGTCTTTCTTCTATGGTCGATATGCGGTTCGTTCTTGTCTATTATCCAAAGATTTCCGATTTTCCTTGCGGTCTGAAATGCCCCTCGGTTTGCTCTCTGCCTTGCTGTGGCGGGGTCAATGCCGTGCATCTCCGCCCATTCCTTAAGTGTGATGAAATTATCCATATTGTACCCCCTTTCAATCCCACTTGCTACAATGAGTATTAACGCATTCCATCGTGAGCGCTTCTGCCTTGTAAGCATCTATGAACCGTTTCATCTTCGCTGTGAGCCTTCTCCACTCCTTGCGGTAGTTAGAATCGAACTCGGCTTCTTCCAGGTAAACGCACCCACGATCACAGTATTTGTCTAAAAGATACTGAACTTCTGAAACCAGGTCACGAAGGTTCCACTTGTCCCGCTCATAGCCACCATCGTTCTCGGTGGAGTTTGTGCCAATGGTGTTATAATCCTCGCCTACCTCATACATCAAAACGTTGTACCGCTTAACAGCCTTTTCAAATGTTGTCATATCTTTGCTCCTTCCTGGGGGCTTTCGCCCCCGCCTGTGTTGTTGTTATCTGAATTTTGCTGTCTGTTTTGAGTAAGTGAAATATCTTAAAGCGGTGCAGACCTTTTCGCTTGTGGGAAGTCCGAGCTTTTTCTGAATCTCGATGACATCACTGTTTGTTACGTTTGCGAAGCCTTTCTCGATAATGACCGCTTTGACCGCTTCTCTGATTTCTTTGGTTTTCATATTGTGCTCCTTTCGGGTGCTTGTTTCTTTGTTATGTCTATATATTACTACGTTTGCGTAGTATTGTCAACAAAAAAATAAAATTATTTTTGATGCTTGTCTTTTTGCTTGACCAACCCCATCAAACCCGCATCAATCCTGGGTTCCCAATGATAACGGTTTTCACTTCGGGTCGATTCGCCAAAGTTCGTAAGGGTTCATAATGTCCGAAAAATCAGCACTTTTTATTTTTCTTCCCTTGGTTCCTGGGTATCTTCTGCTTGACTTTTTGCATAACCTAAAAAAACCCCTCACGGTATGGAAACCGCAAGGGGAAAGGTAGGGGGAAAATTATCATAAGGCTTAAACAGCCGAACGACCTTCATTAATACCGAATGCGACATAGTGGAAGTAATACATCGGATTATCGTCACCGAATGCCGCCACTAAATCGGGGTATCTTGCTTTGTAGACTTCGGGATTAAATTCATCCGAAGCCTGGCGGAACTCATTCATGCCGAATTGACAGAAGTGGTTCCACAGCATCACGGGATTATCTCCGAATGCCATCTTTAAATCGGTATAGCGGTTCGAATAATAAACGGGGTCGAATACGGGTGAGTAATCATAGCCGTTTATCATGTAATCGGAAGTGCCACCGCCGTCAAGGATAAGATTCGCCGCTTCACACACGCTTGGAAGGGCATTCACGATGAAATCACCAGGACAAGCCTTCTTTGCGAACCACCTATGAAGCGCAAGTGTCTGAACGGGCTTTCCGTCCTTCATCACTCCGACCAGGCTCTTGTCATTCGCCCATAATATCTTCGGAATGCCGTTTCTCTTGGCGATATCCGCGAGCAATAAAATAAGCGAGTTCATAGCCTCGCTCGTGATTGCCCAATAGGGGGCAAGTGTGCAATTCGCAACTTCGATGGTAATTGCGCGGTGATCTATGTCGGAACCGCTGAAGCCGTTGACGGACATTGAACCGCCCGTTGTCCATGCGCGGTACTTTTCTTCCACATACTGACCGATTCGCCCATCTGAACCGATACCGTAATGGCTCGAAGCTTGCTTGGAAGGATTCGCAAACAGTTTTCCGCAAGTCTCGATTGAGAGATTGCCCGCCATGCAATGAACAACGATCATATCTATTTTGGGATATTTTCTTTTCTGCGTGAAGTTGGGTGAGGGTATCACCGCATTCACAAGGGTTGAATCCGCGTTCATACTCCGCCCCCGTTTTCCTTGTCATAAACAGCTTTTAAGACGGTAACAATACCGCCCAGGCAAGTGTTAAGCGCCGCCAAGGTTGCCGTGATCTGTGCGGTGTAAGGAACGTGCCAAATGGCAAGAACCGCAGAGATGAAGGTTAAGACGGGTGCGATGCACTTAACCAGGATGCAAAGCTTATCATAAGTTTCGTTGGACATCTTGAAGTTCTTCATATTGTTTCTCCTTTACTTTGAATAGACTTCCCTTATTTCGAGAAGTTCGATGATGGTTTTCTGCGTATCTTCGCGGATGTATTCCTTAAACTCTTCGCTCTTGTATTTTTCATCCTTGGTGAGTTTGTTCACGATCATTACAAGGGAGTTCTGTTTTACTCTGATGTATTCCTCACTTCGGTTGATATGGTTAAACGAAATCCAATTCGAATACTCCTTATAAACTTCGAGGATTATTTCTCGTCCCAGGTGTGCGTCGTAGTTCTCACCCTTCGGGAGATTCGCTTCGGCTTCTTCCAGGTGCGACCAAACATAGTCAAGCTGTTGCTTGATGATGTTTCTCTCAACATCCCTTGCCCCGATCTTGATAGCGTCGGTGTGAACGGATAAAAGCCCGCCTTTAACAAGGACATAAGAAATGAAGATACAGATTAAGAGAACCGCAAGAACCGTTGAGCCGTTGGAACTGTTTAAAATCTCGCTGATAGCTTCCCACATCACTCACTTACCTCGCTTTCCACGAGTGCAATCTCGACAGGCTTGTTATACCTCTCGCACTTCTTAACGTGACCGTCATCGGTAATCAATTCGACCATAACGGCTTTAATGTCGGGCGAAGCGACGGCATAGGCTAACTCGTTATAAAACGCACACAATGCGTCGTTTTCGGTTTCGTAGTTTAAAAGGCTACGAATAAATGACCCGTCATTCATTGTCTTTATAGTGAGTAAATTCATGGCTTGTTCTCCTTAATCTGTGGTCTTTGTGTATTTCAAAGTTACGCTACCGTCACCGTTGTTTAGATTATTTCCGCACCTATAGTCAAAACTTCCGCTCGAACCTATAAGCCCCACGAACTCGTTAGCATCAACGCTCGGCTTATATGACGATAGCACCGCCACTCCGTTTGAATACTTGATAAAGGCTTCTTGTACGAATATCGTATCGAAGTCTGTTATTCCCGTTGCCACGTTCTTATAACCGCCACTCGAAGCGGTAAAAGGTACGGTTTTCTGATAAAGCGGTTTCCCGTCAATCCACGTTCCTATCACTTGCTCACTCGTGGAATAGTGAACCGTGGGGACTTCCAAAGTGTTATAATCGCCCGAACCCGCAACGTCTGTGGTCTTTGTGTACTGAATCGTGATATATCCACTAAATGACGAACCAACATCGGCATTATTGCCTGCCAAAACGTATACGTCCGTTGCTGTCATATACCACATCGTCTGATTTGATACGTTGCCCCTTGAAACGTTCGGTAACGTTCTATATTGTGTCGAACTCTGAACGACAAAAATCGCATTTACTAACGTTTCGAGGTCGCTTATACCATGTGCGACATTTTTCGACCCGTTGTTTGCGGGCAAAGAACCAAAATTAACGGTTTTTTGGTAAAGCGGTTTATTGTCTCGCCAAACTCCGATTACTCTTTCTGTTTCGGAATATATCACGGGTGAAAAACCGTAGGCTTCATATCCACCCGAACCCGCAACGTCTGTGGTTTTGGTGTACTGAATCGTCAAGCGACCCGTGAAGTTTGAAGCGTTAGCCAAATTTTGTGAGTATATAACTATGCTTGTTGCGGTTATCTCATAAAAGATTTGGTTGTTTGTGCTTCCGTCGTGAACTCTCGGAAGTGGCATTGAATAATTACTATTTGCGTTGTAAATTATTCCTTCCGCTTTCGCTATGCCCGAAAGGTCAATATCGGGGATATTATGTGCGACCGTTTTCGTGCTATTGTTCACAAATTGCCCGAGGTCTATTGTCTTTTGATACAGCGGTTTATTGTTTCGCCAAATTCCGATTATCTTTTCATCGTCTGAATATATCTGTGCATCGATTATCAGATTACTACCGCCACCGCCCGTTATATTTACGACGGTCTTGCCGTTTACTGAATCATCCGAAACGGTAACGCTCCCCGTGAACTGTAAGCCCGCCTCTTGTGCCATTGACGTACCGTTCGGGTCGATTATCGTATGTCCGCCCGAACCACCGCCACCGATACCGTCTATCGTGTTTAGGTTTGTTGCATAGTCGGCTCGGACTTGCTCCACCGTGTCAGTTCCTTCGGGAACTATCAAGCCGTAATTTGGTGTTAATGTTGACATATTGCCCCCTTAATTCCACGACGGGATATTAGTCCATTCATTGTTGAAAGCATTAAGTCCTGTTCCGTTGACCGTCCACGTTTCTGCGTGGCTTGCGTCCTTTGTATATACCGTGAGCGGGTGGTCGTCGTCTTGCACTCCCGCATACGCAAAGCGATTGCCGTTATAGTCGTAATACCAATAAGCGTCATTCCACAGATACCGTGACAGATAAGACGAATAGTTATATCCACGGGCACTAAACATCCCGCCGTAGTTCGTGCCGTTCGGAAGATTAAGGTCAACATCGTCAAGCGTGAGAATCTTTGCAATTCCGCTGAATATCTGATAGAAATTGACCCCGCTTGTCATATCCCAATCGGCGATTGCGTCAAGGTCTGAAAGCCAAGGCATACCTTGGAAAGCGGATTCGAACGTTGTAACATGGGAAACGTCCCAATCTTCCATTCCTTGAAGGGAAACGACCTTCCAACAGTCCATGAAAGTTTGATATAATTTTGTGCATTGCGATAAATCAAAGTTTGATAAATGTTCAAGCGTTGTTATGCCTTCAATTCCTCGGAAGGTCTGATTAAGTTCAAGCGGTTTAGGATTCCAATTTTCAAGAGGTGCGAGGCTTGTGACCTTTGCGTCCTTGAATGTCGTCGTCATGTATTCGACGTGTGAAACGTCCCAATTCTCCAAGCCATGCAAAGACGTTCCTTTGAAGTTGGTAAGCATATCATTCAAGTTGGTAACGGATGACACATCCCAATTTAACAATGCGGAAATATCGGTCAGATTTGGAGCATAGCTGAAAGCGTATTCGAGGGTCGTAACCTTCGAAACGTCCCAATTCTCCAATCCATGTAAGCTTGTTGCCCTTGTCGCATAGAATGTGTAATACAAGCTAACAAGCGATTTTGTCTGCCAATTTTCCAAGGCAGAAAAATCGTTATTGATGGTAAAGCTAAAGCACTCTTGCATTGACCGAACGTTTGAAACGTCCCAATCGTGAAGGGCTGACAAGTCGGTGACGCTTGTTCCGTACAATAACCGATAAAACAAGGTACATTTTGAGGTATCAGCAAAAGCGAGTTCGGATATATCGACTACGCTTGATCCCGTTAAAAATTCCTTTACGGGTGAGGTGTCTTGTCCGAGTTTGCCCGCTCTCCAAGGTATCGAAGAACACTTCTTTATTCCCGATACTCCGTAATAGTTCGCCAAATTCTCAACGACGCTTACGCTTTGAGGTCTGAAAAAGCCGTAACCGTCCGAATATAGGTCACAATGATAGCCCGATGAGGAAACAGAGCCGTGATTTTCTACGGTTATCTTCTGCGAAACGGTCTTATCGACAACGAGGGTTTCTTCGTCATAGATGTACTCGCGGTGATAATGGCATTCAACGGTGATCTCGCCTTCTGTGTCGAATGTTGAACCCAGGGCGGGGGTGAAGGTACAATGCGCCATATCATCTTTGACGGCATCCATCGGATTTCCGTCTTCATCGGGCACCAGGAAATACCATTGTCCCGCATACATTACAGAATTGAGCGGAACGAACGGATGTGAAAAGACTTGCACTTCTCCATCGCCCGAATCCGCTAATGTGTAATCGTGTCCCGCTCCGAATATGACGAACTTAAGATTTTCTATCGCTAAACTCATGCTAAATCGCTCCAAATCAAAGCGTTATCAGTTACGGTCATATAGACCTTTGCAACGTGGGTTCCTTTGTCTGTGACCCTAAATCCGCACGTTGAGGTATAAGTTCTTTTGCCTTTGGGTGACTTCTCTTCCGTAGTCTCAAATTCGTAAGTCGCTTCATCGTCTACGGTGATTAATACCTTGACCGTTGCCGTTGCGGAAAGGTTGCCGTCACAAGTGAACATCAATCCCATGCGCTGAACATCTACCGTCTGTTTCCATTCGATTTCCGCCACCTGGGTCTTGGTGCTTCCCACGGTGAGAGTCGATGTGTTCTCGGTATGAAGAAGCCAAAAGTTCTTCGTTCCGACTTCTTGACCGTTGTTGTAATCCGATGAAAGTCCCGCGATAGTCTTGGTGAATCTGTCTTCAGCTTGTGCCAAACGAGGATTATCGCCCGCACAATTAATCGTCATGCTTCCGCCGATTTTATATGTGATCTCGGTGATTGCTCCGTAGTCATATACATCCGCCTGGTTATCCGTGAAGGCGATAACATCCGAGGGGTCATA